AGAATATTAAAATTATCAAAGTTAAGGTAGCAAGTTTTTGTATTCCAAGAACTATTAGGCCTAAAGGTTATAAAGGTTTCATCATCAATTGGTCCAGAAACGCTATTTTGAATTGACTTATTATCTTCATACAGTTCGGTTAAAGTTTTATCTGATAAAAAAATTTCTGGAAGTTCGTATTCAGGAGTTCTTAAAACTTTTGTTGTTGTTGTTAAATTATCAAAAGACCCTTGTTGCCATTGAGCAAAATCTGGATAACTGTAGTTAGCGGTGTAATCTGCAAAAGAATAATCAATAAATGCAGATGTTCCTCCGTAAGAAGAGTTAATTCCTTCTGGAGAAATAACTCCTTGTCCATAAACCCATCTCCTTTTTGCTACATTTATAGGAACCTGATAAGAATAAATAGCAACACAGTCTATATCAATTGGAGTAATATCGTTATATGCATAAAATCCTAGCCAGTCTTGGCTTTTATTTGATTCATTACGTTCTTCTGGTAGTTCAAGGTTATCAGTTTCAATTGTTAAAGATATAACTTCTTCTCCATTTAAAATTAAACTTGCAGCATTTCTAATTAATCTAATTTGAATAAGCATTGGCCTAAACCATTCTCCAACAAAATGAGAAGAAAAGTTTTTACCTATTACTAATGTTAAAAATCCATTATCAGCATAAAGACCATCTTCTGATGCTATTGGACCAAATATTTTTTTAGAAGTAGGAGAGTCTGAATTTATTCTTGCCCAAAACTCTACGGTGTAGTCTTTATACTGACCAACTTTATTTAAAAACCCTTTTCCTGGAACAATTAAGGATGGTTCTCCGCTAGGATTTGCTCTAAGAGTTGTTATATTTGATGCTCCATAAACTAAAGGTATGCTTGTATTTTTTGCAAAAAGACTATTATCTGAAACTATATGATAGGCATTATCAAGAACATTGTTTCCAGACACTCCGTAGGCTGGTGAAGGAATTACTTGATCTGAAGTTAATGCTATTTCCGCTGGCATTGATATTGGGACAACCCCAAGTGATTGATAATTAAATTCTTCAGACCATTGACCAACGCTGACTCCATTTATATAATACAAATAGTCAGAGGATGTTGCACCACCAGTTTGAGAAGTTATTTTTATTACAACCCTAAGTGTTGTATTTTCACTGACTATTTCTGAAGTTTGTGAAACAAAAACCCAAGAATTTTCTGTAAGATTTTCATAAGTTTTTAATTTTTGGACTACACTTGCTGTTGTTGTGTCTGTGTATTCAAAACCAATAGATATAGAGTTTATGTGTACGCTGTCAACGTATATGTGAGCACCTACACAAAATGTACCAAGATCTGCATTTAAGTCTGAAAAGTTTACTAACTCTGGGCTGATGCAAACAATATCTGCAGTTGCTCCTGCAGGAACAGTTCCTAATAGTTTATTTACTTTTACTGTAGAAAATGGTGCGTCTACGTCTGATGTTTCTAAAGAGGCGGTTGCTCCACTTACCGTCCAAAAACTTTGAATATCCTGATAGTTTAAATTAAATAAACTTATATAGTCAACAGTTTGATCCAAAGCCCATAGCGCCAGAGGATGCTCAGAAAATATCTTTTCTGCATATAAGTTAGACGGGTTGGCCATAGTTCTCCTATCCTCTTATTATAGCAGGATGAAGGCTAGTATAATTTAATTTCGCAAGCGTCTGTTGAGCAATACTTTTCAGACTCTGCGTCAAGATTATCCTTGCCATCATAGATAGCGGACCAATCAATTTTACCAATTTTTCCAACGTAAGAGTTATATTCTTCTCTTGTAATATTTGTATATGGTTGTTGAGGATAAGTTTTATTACCCATCGGCAGAAATGAAACTGCCTTTAATTGACCTTCATACATGTGTAATGCTGGAGCAATATGCTTAGTCTCAGATTCCTTGTCAAATGATAAAGTTACAGATACTCCATTGTCAGACCAATACTTTTGAGCGGTAGCAGCCAAACCAATCTTTTCAAAAAGACTTACATCTTTTTCAGAACGAGGATGTCCAGATGCTACTGGGAAATATACTACTGAAGTGTTTGCAGATACTACGTCATCTTCAATTTTATACCCTGCCGCTTTAAATAAATGCACCATTGGATCTGTATTGCCAAACCTTATAGCACGAAGATAGAATTCTCCTCCTGGACCCCAATGAACTCCTGGTGTTGCACCAGATAATAGGGAAACAGATCCTGAAGGTTTGACGGTAGTTACACGAATTGACTCACGTACACATAGCCATTCTGAGTATGAGTGATCGTATGCACGAATCTTTTTATACCCTTCGTCCATCCACTCACGAATTACTGGCATACCTTTTGTGTCTGCAAATGATGCAATACCAGTTAGAGATGTTCCAATACGACGATTACGTTGCATAATTCCATTTGTGGTTTGCCAATGTGTTGGCATAAGTGTAACGGTCTTACCATATAGATATGCAAACTTTAGTGTACGAAGAAAATCTTCTTTGTCTTCATGACGGTTTAAATGAACTTCTACAAGTGTGCATAACTCATAACTTTCTAATGGTTGTTCAGCGCAAGGATTAAATCCCATAACACGAGAATCTTTATAGTCTGCAGGATCTGCTAGTCTTCCATAATCTCTAGCAACGTCTAGCCAAATAAATCCTGGCTCACCATTGTCTGCAATTAAATTAACATAGTCTTCATATTTTGTTCCAACCTCTGCAGCAATAGAATTATTAGACATCCATGCCCATCCTGGATTTTCTGAATCAAATGAGTTTCTGTCTGGAAAAACCTCTGCATTTTTTAAATTAATAAAATCTTTGTCTTCTGGTAATCCTAAAGCCAAGGTAGCAGAACGACGAACATTTCCAGAAACAACACATGTACCAATAAGGTTAACAATATCTACAATTGCACGAGAATCAAGTTTTTCTCCTGCTCTACCGCCGATTACTGCGTCTATCTTGTTATGTAGTGCAATGAGTGGTGCTGGACCGCTAGCAACCCCTCCAAAGCCTTTTATAGGGGCACCTAGAGGACGGATAAGGTCGTAGTTAAACTTTTGTATAGCCTGATTAGGACGTAGGTATGAGTTTAATAACATTCTTACAGAGTCTACCCAACCTTCACGAGTATCTGGAATTTCCCATACATTTTCTGGCTCTGTAGGAGCATTAATAGTGATTTCTTTGTCTTGACCGACGGTATCAAAACCTACACCTATACCTAACATTAAAGCATCCATAACCCAAGCAAACAATGCTCCTGGATCATTACGATCAATATCACGAGTAGACACCATTGCACAGTTTTGTAGAGAAGCAGAGTTGCGCTTTTCCATAGTCATAGGAGTTCCAAATGCCCAAAGACCTCTACCTGGCGGAGTCCATTTTAAATTAAACATACGGTCATATGCTTCTTGAGCAGATTTTTGACTCTTGTTATCGTTCCACGGTAGACGATTATCTTTAGCGTGGTTTTTTTGTACTGAGTACATTCCTTCAATTACCCGCTTACAAACCTCATGCCATCTTTCTTTTGTTCCGTCTTCTTTCATACGAGAGTATGTGCGTATAAACGTAATTTCTCCTAATGAATTAGAGCCTGCGTCTGAGAATCCAAAGGGTGCAGGAGTTAATGAGTACTTTGTTACAAAGTCCTCTGATAGACGAAATGAGAATACGCTTTCTGACATTTATTATTTACCTTTCATAGCAAAATTGAGTGAGTACTTCTTATTTTACGAAGTGGTCTTAAGTATATCACAAATTTAAAAAGAAAAACACGCTTAAAAAAATATGTAAATCTTTTGTTGAGGGTTAGTGCTTTTGTTTTTTTAAAGTCTATATGTTATTTATAATGCTTGTTTTTATGGTATAATTATAGAAAGTTTACCACAGCGGAGGTGCCTATGAATAATGTTTGGATAGTAGTTCCAGTTATTTCTAACGATATTGATTTAACATCATATGTTGATAGACTATCTGGCGGCTATACCGCCCCAGAAACATATGAAAAAACTGTTTTTAACCCTGAAACACAAGCAAGTGAAAAAGAAGATGTGGCTCATCCATATGCTGGTCAAGTGTCACATGATTTTTCAAATAAAATTATTTTTGTAAACAAAGTAGACGGGTACGGCGAGTATGAAGGCGTAGTTCATTTGGAAGATTTTAATGATATAGGCATATATCGTTATTGGAATACTGGACTAGAGTATGCTTTTGCAAATGGGGCAGACTCAGTAATCTTAACAAATGGTGTTTTTGAATTTGATCCATTTGTAATTAAAGAAGCATATGATGAATTTTCTAAGGGTGAATCAGAGGTTATAAATATCTCTGATGGGGCTATGTTGTTAGTTTCATCATCTTCTAGCCTACGTGCTGATGAGCAATTTCAAATATGGTTTGGTGATAATGATTTTTATCGTAGAGCAGAGCCTGTATTAGGATATTCTCGTTCAGAATATTTATGGGGAGATTATTTAATTGATTCTAGTTCTACCGAATCTTTTGATAGCATTGTTGCTTCTGATCAAGTAAAATATAATGCTAAGTGGAACTAATTTTTTCAAACAATCTATTCCACTCTTTAGACCTTAAATCCCAAGAGTAATTTTCATTATAAAAATCTGATTGTTTTTGTAATTTACTTTGTGTTTCTATAGACCAATAATTGTCAATCTCTTCATTTAGTGTTTTTGCATATGCTGGAATAAATGTTTCTGGTACCGCTTGCATTGGCATAAGCCTTGCATATTCTGATCCAGTTTCATATAATGCACCAAGATTAGTTGTAACCATACGACATCCCGCAGCACCAGCCTCAACCATAGCCAAACAACATGTTTCTTCAAACGTACTTGGGTATGCAAATATATGAGATTCTTGTAAGGCTTTTTTAATTACATCATTTGTAGCGTATCCCATATAATTAACGTTTTTCATATTACGGGCTATTTCAAAATGTTCTTCGTATACCCCGTTTGTATGAGCCTCATATCCAGTTCCATACATCTTTGCTGATGAATAAATATCAAGTTCAACATCATCTCTATTTAGCATTTCAAATGCTGGCAAAAGCATGTCTAATCCACGAAATGGGGCAGAAGTATAAATTAACTTTATCTTGCCATCTTTTGTCTTAGGTTTAAACTCTATTGGGTCAATAGCATTTTTAATTACATATGCATTTTCAAGAGGGATTTTAAATATCCAGCGATACTTTTCATGTTGCCAGTGAGAAATATATACAAATGAATTTATGGCATTCATAAATAAGGGATCTGTATATCCTGATCTTAACGATTCATCACTATGAGCCAAATGCTGCCATAGCAAATTCTTTTTTGTATATTTTACATTTTTAAAATATGGATTAGATAGCAAAAGGTTAATATCTTTATGCTGTGCTATATTAGTATATTTATATAGTCCAGATTTTAATATTTCTGTACCGCCCATTGGGGGCAAAGATTCTTCTACCACCCCAATATCGTTTTGTGGAACCTGCTGCAACCAATCCATGCTATCTCCTAATTGTAAGTTTTTTTCTGCCAAAACTGTTGTTTATATGAACGAACTATTTTTGATTTTAATAAGAAACCATTTTTACGATTTTCTTCTTCATCAAATTCTACAACATCGCTTTTCCAGTCTTCTCTCTTAAATGGAATAACCTGACAGATAGGAGTTCCCTTTTCAAGAATAAAAACATTTTTGTCAATTATGGAATCCAATAGTTGAAATGGAAACTCAACACCAAGTTTATACATATCAGTATCCACAACACCAGAAAATGTTCTAAATGGAAGATCGTGCCTGTTTGTTGGGTGCGTAAACAGACAACTATAGCCTTTTGGAGTAATAACTCTCCATCCTGGTCTCCACTTAAGAAGACTTGAAGAGCCACCAAATGGTCCTGGTAATCCTGGTGCTTGATCTGGTCCGTGTTGTCCTATAAGATTAATATTTGTTGCCCAACGAACATTAATCATTCCTTTATCATTTTTTCTAAACTCCATATCAAATGGTAATTCAAACATGTAGCCTGTACTTAAAGCGTCAAGAAAAGGAGAGCATCCCTTTAATGTTAAGTTACTAACTGCAACCCCATCTTTTGATAAACCGTCTAATTTTTCTTCATCCATTCTTGTTGGCATATCTTTATACCATTGTGGAAGAGACTGAACTGCTGGCTTTGGACTTTCAAACAAAAGTTCTGTTTCTTTATCAAATGCTTCAAATTGTAATTTCATTATTTATTTTCCTGTGGATAATTTTTTTGTAAAACATCCATCCAATGAAGTTTAAATGTTTTTTGATGAGTTACTCTAACTTTGGGATCCGCCCAAATTTCAAAACCAGAATTAATGGCTTTTGTGCACCAAGAAAGATCTTCACCAATAAGTATAAACTCAGGATTTGTGTCTTTGTTTTCATCTGTATTGGGTATTGCTACTGGGCCAAACCAAGGTCTTGGCATTTTTTCAAATACTCCTTGTTTAACGGCTAGGAACCCAAATCCAGCCCCAGCAACTTTGAATGGCTCATTCTTATCAAGGAGCATTTGTTCTGGCATCATTCCGCCTCTAGGCTGATTATAAATAGGAACGTGGCGATCTTCCATTAAATAGCATCCAGAAATAATATCTTTTTCAGAATTATATAATGCAAAAAAGTCTGATGGCTCCCACTCAATATCTGAATCAATCCAAATAATTTTGTCGTAAGTCCATTCACCACTACATGGCTCTGTCATATTTATATTATTTGTATCCCAGCCACCAATTGTACACTCACGGGCCATTGCAACTAAAGATCCACCTTGATTTAAAAAGTTCCAAGATAAGCCTTCTTCATTTAGTATGTATGTTGTTTTAAGAATACTTCTCATATATCCAGGAGTAAATCCATTTCCTGGAGTAGCGATTACTACATTAAAATGTGGCTTATTTGCCATAGTTATCTAACCTTACCTTTACTTTTTTATAATGCGACAAACTTACTGTAGGATCTAAGTATATCTTAAATCCTGCTTTCTGTGCTTTTTTGCACCAAGAAAAATCTTCTCCGTAAGGAATAAAAATTTCTTTTTCCCCATCTTCTGAAGTCATTTTTTCAAATACTGACTCAAACCATGGTCTTTTTATATTTTCAAATACGCCTTGTTTCATTGCTATAAAACCAAATCCTGCAGCAAAAATTTCTTCTTCCTTATTGCTTTTTAAAATTTTATCAATTTCTGTTGCTGCATCTTCTACTGCTACAGAAAACATTGGTACCATTTTTTCATTAAAATATAAACCAGAAACAATATCTTTATCAGATTCATATATTTTCATAAAGTCTGTTATTTCCCATCCAATATCAGAATCAATCCAAAAAATTTTATCATATGTTACTTGTCCACGAACTGGGCTATTATTAAAAGGATCGAGATATTGATCCCCCATTGCTGTTGCTTCTCTAGCGGTACTAACCATAGATGAATATTCATTTAAGAACATATATGAAATACCTACTTGATTTAGATATGAAATAGTTTGTATTAGACTTTTTACATATTCTGCTTCCATATTTCTACCAGGAGTAGCGATAAGAATATTTACATGTGGATTCATTAGTTTCTCCAAAATTCTTGACCAGAATATTTATTTATTACATATTCAGATAATAGTTCTTGTTTATTTATATTTCGACGGGATATAGAAGATCTTACATCATGTTGTCCTATAAGTCCATAGACATTATCATCTTCTTTAATGTTGTTTGCTATATTTGAATAATCATGGGTAAATCTTTCAATACCGTAAAAATCATAAATCTTGTTAATTTCTTCTTCTGGATTTGCTATTAAATCATCGTATTCTACAAAATGGAAATACTTTCTGTTGTCTGGATGCATTGCAAATGCTATACCATATAAGCAGTTATCAATAATGCCTTTTGGTCTCATTAAACTATCACACCTAATATCATCTGCTGGACGGTAAAAATTAAATTCCTGTCTTGTCTGTATTTCAGAATCAATAAAATTATTTTTATTTGGATTTTTCTTAACTAGACTTATAAATGATGCAAGGATATCTGTTATTCCTCTTATTGGTAGTATTATTTTTGGTTCATATCCAAGATTTCTTTGCAATACCCCGAAATGTTCAGGCATTGACCATTCTCTTGATTTATCAATAATGATAGGTTTATTTGTATCAGAGTAGTATCCTTCTAATACCCCCATAATTGTATTTGGCATTACTACAGGTTTGGGATATGCAGAGTATTGTTCTGATGCCAAAATACTACGTTCTAAATTAAATATCATTCCACACATAGGTGAATTTGCTGATGAATAAATATCAGGATTTTGATTTAATATAGATGATATTAGAGTACTACCAGATCTTGGAAGACCTGCCATAAAATAAAAATTTTTCATATTACCCCCGTAATATCTATTATAGCAGAGAGATATTTTTTTTCAAATTATGCAAGTTCAATATCAGTTAAATTATAATTAGATATTGGTAATGTCAATGCTTGAGTAGTCCATGTAGCACCATCAGTTGATACATATATGCCTAGGTTTTCATTTACTGTTGAGGTATTTATGTCTCCTGATCCTGAAATTGCTGTCCATAGGTTGTTGCCATAGGCTACTGAAAATATATCATTTACAAAGTTTAAGGTTTTGGTAGTCCAGGTTACTCCATCGGTTGAAGTTCTTAGGGCTCCAAAATTGCCACCTGCTACCCAAATACTGTTTCCGTAGGCTATTGATCGTATAGTTCCACTTCCAAAGTTTGAAGTTTGTGTGGTCCAGGTTGTGCCATCTGTTGAGGTACGGAGTGTGCCTGAAATTCCACCTGCTATCCAGAGGTTATTTCCGTAGGCTACTGATATTATACGTGTAGTTCCAAAGTTAGAGGTGCGTGTAGTCCAGGTTATGGCATCGGTTGAGGTGCGCAATTGGCCTCCATCCCCACCTGCTATCCAAAGGCTGTTGCCGTAGGCTGCTGACCATATAGTGGTATTTCCAAAGTTAGAGGTTTGGGTAGTCCAGGTAGTGCCGTCTGTTGAGGTACGGAGTTGTCCTGTATAGCCAGTTGCTACCCAAAGGCTGTTGCCGTAGGCTACTCTTTGTATTTGTGTATTTCCAAAGTTAGAGGTGCGTGTGGTCCAGGTTGTTCCATCCGTTGAGGTACGTAACTGGCCTGTATTTCCACCTGCTATCCAAAGATTGTTTCCGTAGTCTACTGAGTTTATCTGTGTATTACCAAAGTTAGAGGTGCGTGTGGTCCAGGTTGTTCCGTTTGTTGATGTACGGACTTGTCCTGAACCACCACCTGCTACCCACAGGTTATTGCCGTAGGCTACTGATGTTATAAAAGTATTGCCAAAGTTGGAGGTTTGTGTTACCCATCTATTTGGTGTTTTTCCATCTACATATATTGAATAAGTGTTATTATAAGAATTTACTTTTTCTACCCAACCCAAAACTCCTGTTCTAGTTGAGGCATATGTAGAATTTGATGTATTAAATGTATAAAATATTCCTTGATCTGATGCTAATATATCTGTGTTTATTGATGTAATAATTGGTGATATTGATGGGGTGTAGGAAATTCGTAGTTGTCCTGCCTCACCACCTATTGCCCATAGGTTGTTGCCGTAGGCTACTGAGTTTATAACGGTACTTCCAAAGTTAGAGGTTTGGGTAGTCCAGGTTATGGCATCTATTGAGGTACGTAACTGGCCTGCATCTCCAACTATTGCCCAAAGGTTGTTAGCGTAGGCTACTGAGTTTATAGTTGTAGCACCAAAGTTAGAGGTGCGGGTGGTCCAAGTTATTGCATCAGTTGAGGTGCGGAGATTGCCTGCCTCACCACCTGCTACCCAGAGGTTGTTGCCGTAGATTATTTTGTTTATAAGTGAAGCACCAAAGTTTGAGGTTTGGGTGGTCCACGTTATAGCGTCTGTTGAGGTGCGGAGTTGTCCTGAATATCCACCTGCTATCCAAAGGCTATTACTATAGACTGCTGTGCGTATACCTGAAGTTCCAAAGTTTGAGGTTTGGGTGGTCCATGTTATTGTATCTGTTGAGGTACGGAGTTGTCCTGAACCACCAACTGCTACCCAGAGGTTATTTCCGTAGGCTATTTCGTTTATAAGTGAAGCACCAAAGTTTGAGGTTCTGGTAGTCCATGTTATTGCATCTGTTGAGGTGCGTAGTTGGCCATTAGCCCCTCCTATTACCCAAAGGTTGTTGTTATGGGCTAATGCAAATATACTGTCAACAGCAGAAAAGTTAGAGGTTTGGGTAGTCCATGTTATTGCATCTGTTGAGGTGCGTAGTGTGCTAAAGATTCCACTTGCTACCCACAGGTTATTGCCGTAGGCTATGTCTCTTATAGCAAGGTTTCCAGAAATATTTGAAGTTTGAGTAGTCCATTGCAAATTTTGAATGGTATATGAAATTAAATTATTACTAGTAACAAAATTATTATCTGCTATTAATCCAAATGCTGTATTTCCAAATGCAGATATTGACTTTATATTGTTGAATAATGGTGTTACGGTTGAGGTGCGGACTTGGCCTGCACTACCGCCTGCTACCCAAAGGCTGTTGCCGTAGGCTACTGATTGTATACGTGTATTTCCAAAGTTAGAGGTTTGGGTATCCCAGGTTGTGCCATCTGTTGAGGTACGGAGTGTGCCTGTGTAGCCAACTGCTATCCATAGGCTGTTGGCGTAGGCTATTGACTCTATGCGTGTAGTTCCAAAGTTGGAGGTGCGTGTGGCCCAGGTTATGGCATCTGTTGAGGTACGAATTCGGCCATATACTCCACCTGCTACCCAAAGGTTGTTGCCATAGGCTACTGAGAATATAGTTGTTCCAAAGTTGGAGGTGCGGGTGGCCCAGGTTATGGCATCTGTTGAGGTACGTATTTGGCTTCCAGTACCACCTGCTACCCACAGGTTATTGCCGTAGGCTATTGCATATATATTTGAGGTTCCAAAGTTGGAGGTTTGGGTGGTCCAAGTTGTGCCATCGGTTGAGGTGCGGATTTGTCCTGTATAGCCGCCTGCTACCCAAAGGCTGTTGCCGTAGGCTATTGATTGTATCTCTGTATTACCAAAGTTAGAGGTGCGGGTGGTCCAGGTTATGGCATCTGTTGAGGTGCGGAGTTGTCCTGTATTACCACCTGCTATCCATAGGCTGTTGGCGTAGGCTACTGATTGTATAAAAGAGGTTCCAAAGTTTGAGGTACGAGTGGTCCAGGTTATGGCATCTGTTGAGGTACGGAGTGTGCCTGAACTACCACCTACTACCCACAGGTTATTGCCGTAGGCTACTGATGTTATAAAAAAGTTTCCAAAGTTAGAGGTGCGGGTGGTCCAAAAAATTCCTGCCTGATACAAACTTCTATATTGATTATATTGATCTGTATTTCTATCAGAATATAAAAGAGATCCATTTATATTTGATATTGCTTTATAGCGTTCTGTTGTTGCTATGCCGCTTGATTTTACGTTGGTATCTACAGAAGCAATAGCATTTAAAATACTAATAGTAGTCCATGATATTCTATCAGTAGACACTCTTGTATTTGTTCCTGTTGAAGATGCTACTGTTGATATATTTGGATTATATAATAAGATTGAGGTACGGAGTTGGCCTGACTCTCCACCTGCTACCCAAAGGCCGTTTCCATAGGCTACTGATGTTATACTTGAAGTTCCAAAGTTGGAGGTTTGCGTAGTCCAAGTTATTGCATCTGTTGAGGTGCGGAGTTGGCCTGTATTTCCACCTGCTATCCAAAGATTGTTTCCGTAGTCTACTGAGTTTATCTGTGTATTACCAAAGTTAGAGGTGCGTGTGGTCCAGGTCGTACCATCCGTTGAGGTACGTAACTGGCCTGTATCCCCACCTATTGTCCATAGGTTGTTGCCATAGGATATTGCTCTTATGGCTGTACTTCCAAAGTTTGAGGTACGGGTAGTCCAGGTTATGGCATCTGTTGAGGTACGAAGTGTTCCTGTATAGCCGCCTGCTATCCAAAGATTGTTTCCGTAGTTTAACCTTAGTATATCCGTATTACCAAAGTTTGAAGTTTGGGTAGTCCAGGTGGTGCCGTCTGTTGATGTTCGTAGTTGTCCTCTATTTCCACCTGCTACCCAGAGGCTGTTTCCATAGGCTATTGAGTGTATAAAAGAGGTTCCAAAGTTGGAGGTACGAGTGGTCCAGGTTGTGCCATCTGTTGAGGTGCGTAGTGTTCCTGCATTACCACCTGCTATCCAAAGGTTATTGCCGTAGGCTATTGAGTATATACGTGTACTTCCAAAGTTGGAGGTGCGGGTATCCCAGGTTGTGCCATCTGTTGAAATTTGTATTTGTCCAGTATCTCCACCTGCTATCCATAGGCTGTTGCCGTAGGCTACTGAGCGTATTGTTGTGCTTCCAAAGTTAGAGGTTTGTGTATTCCAACTAGATATTGCATTATTATTTTCAGCAATTTGCACATTATTTATATTACTTGATCCAAATCCAGCATCTATTGTTGTCCATGATATGGAGTCGGTAGAAAATAAGAGTCTATTATTGTTCCCGCCGACAATATAATTATTTAAAGTAGGATTATATGAAATATCGTTTAAAGAATCATCTGCTGAAGTGCGGATTTGTCCTTGATTTCCACCTGCTACCCAGAGGCTGTTGCCATAGGCTACTGAGTATATATCTGAAGTTCCAAAGTTAGAGGTTTGGGTGGTCCAGGTTATGGTATCTGTTGAGGTGCGCAATTGGCCATATTGCCCACCTGCTACCCAAAGACTGTTGCCGTAGGCTACTGAGAATATACTTGTATTACCAAGGTTTGAGGTTCTGGTAGTCCAGGTTGTGCCATCTGTTGATGTGCGTAGTTGTCCTGAATTTCCACCTGCTATCCAAAGGTTATTGCCGTAGGCTATTGAGCCTATAGATGTACCACCAAAGTTGGAGGTTTGGGTAGTCCAGGTTATGGCATCTGTTGAGGTGCGTAAGGTGCCTGTATTTCCACCTGCTATCCAAAGACTGTTGCCGTAGGCTATTGAGCGTATTGCTGAAGTTCCAAAGTTTGAGGTTTGAGTGGTCCAAGTTGTGCCATCTGTTGAGGTGCGCAATTGGCCATATTGCCCACCTGCTACCCAAAGGCTGTTGCCGTAGGCTACTGAAAATATATTTGTATTACCAAAGTTTGAGGTTTGAGTGGTCCAAGTTGTGCCATCTGTTGAGGTGCGCAATTGGCCTGTATAGCCGCCTGCTATCCATAGGCTGTTGCCGTAGGCTACTAATCGTATATCCGTATTTCCAAAGTTGGAGGTACGAGTGGTCCAGGTTATGGTATCGGTTGAGGTGCGAAGTGTGCCAGATTGCCCACCTGCTACCCAAAGGTTATTTCCATAGGCTACTGCTCTTATCTGTGTGTTTCCAAAGTTTGAGGTTTGTGTGGTCCAGAATGTGCCATTATTTGACGGTATATTAATATCAAAAGTTGTTAAATCTCCAGTAGATGATCTTAATGTTCCATCAGTTCCAGTAATAAAAAGTTTTTTTAAAAAGTTGAATGTTGATACAAATACAGCGCTAGCAGTAATTCCTAAGATTGGCATTATGCGCTTAAATCCCCTACAGCCACCCAAGTATTTGCTGCTCTTTTAACAATTGTGGCGACAGACCATTGTCCTCTTAGTTTTAAACCAGGACTTCCATTTACTGTTGTAGTTGCTGGAGTTACCGCTGCAATTGTTATTTGTCCTGCTCCAGTTTGTAAAATATTTATTTGTGATCCTATTGCAAAATTTGCAGTAGCATCTGTTGGTATATTTAGTGTACCCGCAGTTGCTCCATTACTTAACTCAAGCCATTTATCTTTATCTGCTAGAACTACTGTGTATGCATTTGTTGTAAATGTAGGTGTTGAAATAGTTAAAGTAGAAGAAGCAAACTCAACTGCTTGTGACACCGAATTAAGAGTGCCCCCAACAAGAATTTTGTCATTAGTAGAATCCCAAGCAATTCTGCCATCTGTTGTAGAAGATGTAGTAGATAGAGTAAGGAGTGGTGTATCAATTGTTGGACTTGTTAAAGTTTTATTTGTAAGGGTTTCAGATACATCTTTAAGAGCAGTTCCATTCATAGAGTATGACTTACCAGAAGCAAGATTTATGTGTTCCGATGAAGTCCAAGAATCTGTAGAGTCAACCCAGTTAAAGGTTTTATCGGTTGTGCCTTTAAGTGTAATACCTCCGCCATCGGCAGTTATGTCTGTTGGAGTTTCTACATCTCCAAGAATAATATTTTTATCTTCAACAACTAGGTTAGTTGAGTTAATATTTGTAGTTGTACCGTTTACGGTAAAGTTTCCAGATACCGTCAAAGAAGGAACTGTAAATTCTCCAGATGAAGATACATTAGCAAGGATTGTTCCGCTTGAGTTTTGCCATTCTTGCAGGTTAGCGGTTTGTGATGCTATGCCTCTAATAACTTGTCCAATATTTGTTGTAGCAGTTGTGGTAACTTCCATTTGTGCGCCGTAGTTAGTAGTACCACCAGTACGCATTTTTCCAGTTGATGTTACAAAAGATACACCTGTAATAAAATCTGAAACAAATGCGCCATCTGATTGAATTCTTGCCAATAGTGTACCAGCACTATCCTGCCATTGTTGAAGGTTGGCGGTTTGGGAGGTTGCACCACGAACAACTATCGGAGTAATTGCTGCCGTACCAGCAACAAAACTTCCAACGGCAGACAAAGTAAATGTTCCACCTGTACCTGCTACATCTGTAAATCCTGAACCAAGAACCGTAAAGGTTGTTGATGTAACTGCTGTGACTGTCCAAGTTCCATTGTAAGTGCCACCACTTACTGATGCCACTGTAACTCGCTGACCTGCTTGCACAAGTGATGTGCCACCATAGGTAAAGACTGCAACTGTCGCAGATGTATATGCAGCCGATGTGATTGCCGTAGTAGTTGAACCATTGATGCTTGTGGTAGTCCCTGCGTATATTTGTCCAGCAGAATTAATTCCTGAAAGAACAGTTCCAGCACTACCCCTCCATTGTTGTAGGTCTGAAGTTTGAGTTGAAATACCTATTACTTGTAAAGATGGATAACTTCCTGCTGTTGATGTGACAGCAAAATAGGCAGAATTATTTCCTGATTGAAATACTAGTTGGCTTCCTCCGCCACCTACATATCCCATTGAACCTGAAATACGTAAATTACCACTTGCCTGGATTGATGCCAACGTTGTACCAGCATTATTCTGCCATTGTTGAAGGTCGTTTGATTGTGACGTTGCGCCTCTCACAACTATTCCAGTAGTAGTATTATTTATAGGAATTACTGATAATTGTGTTCCTGTTATTAAGGTTCCAAGATTTAGTGCGCCAGTATTTCTTAGGCTTGCCCTTACCGTTCCATCAAAATTGTGCCATTCTTGCAGGTTAGCGGTTTGAGATTCGGTGCCCTTTACAATTAAACCAATAGTTTCAGCATTAGCAGTAGTAATCTGTTGCACTCCACCAGTAAAAGTATTGGCGGTAGCAAGATAAGGAACACCAGTAATTGCTGAACCTGCTGGAATTGTTACTGTGCCAGTAAAAGTGGGGGAAGCAAGTGGGGCTTTAGCATCTATCTGAGTTTGAATTGCTGAAGTTACACCATCTACATAATTTAATTCTGTAGAAGTTGCTGTAAGATCAACGTTCTCGTTAATTTTTGGGGTAGTTAAAGTTTTATTTGTAAGAGTTTGTGTATCCGATGTGGTAATAACTTGATTACCATTGACCGTAGCAGAGTTTCCTTCTACGATCAAACCATTCTTGACCCTAAAATCTTTATTTGTTGTAGTCACTGAAGTTCCCTATCCCCTCAGATACATATTAGGCTTCTATAAGCGTCTTATGCACCTTTACTGTTGTCTCGTCTGATGCCGTTACAAGTAGTCTAACATTTCCGCCTGAGTAATCTGCATTAGTTGTTCCTAAAGATGCTGCTGCATTGATTACATCTGCGTATTCTGTAAGAGCAACGTTGTTGCCTCCGTCTACGTTAACAAGGATTTCTATGGTTTGAATTTCTGTACCCTTTTTCATTTGTACTAAATATTTAGCACTTGAGTATGTGGTTGCTGACCAAGAGTCAACTACGGTTGCAGTTCCACTTGTAAGTGCTTGTGTAGCAGTTCCAATTAATGCATCTGTCAGTGTAAGCGATGTTGCAGTTGCTGCACCAATGTTTGGAGTTGTAAGTGTTGGAGAGGTGCCAAATACTAGAGCGCCAGACCCTGTTTCGTCAGAGATTACTGATGCTAGTTCTGTTGAAGTGGTTGCTGCAAAAACGTCCAATTTGTTGTTTGTAAGAGCAACAGTACCTGTAGCATCTGGAAGAGTAATTGTTCTGTCTGCAGTTGGATCAGTTACTGTAATAGTTGTTTCATGGTCGTTTGCTGTAGCACCTTCAAGAACGATACTTCCGTCTGAAAGGGTAAGTCCTGAAATTGTTGGTGATGTTAGAGTTTTGTTTGTTAAAGTGTCCGTTGAAGAGGTAGTGACAACATTAACACCTTCAACAGCAATAACACCTGCTGAAACTCTTGAAATTGTTGTGTCTGTAGCATGGCCTAACTCAACAGTTCCTACACCTAAAGCGGTGGAAGTTGAAGCAACTAATCCACTAATCGGTAAGCCAGTTGCATTTGTTAAAGTTCCTGATGCTGGAGTTCCAAGTGCTGGAGTAGTTAGTGTTGGCGATGTGAGAGTTTTATTTGTAAGGGTTTGTGTATCTGTTAATGTTACTACAGTTGAATCAATATCAAGAGTGTTTCCAGTCTTGTCTAATCCTGTACCCGCAACAATTTGTCCAAGACCAGTAAACTGAGTAAAGGTAAGTGCTGTAGTTCCAACTGTAATTGCACCATCGTTAGTTAATACATAACCTTGATCAGCGTTTACAGTTCCTTCTTCTACGAATACCGCAAAATTTGAAGTAAGTTCAGCACCTTCATCACAATCTTGTGCACGATCTGGATTACCAAATGGTCGAACTATATAAATACCGTTTTCTGAAGCAGTTGATTGATTCTTAACAAGAATACGCTCATTAACAACAAGAGTTACTCCGTCAATAACATCTCCATTGTTAAGATCACTGAAAAGGTTAACGTTTGCAGTTGTTGCTGCACGTACTGATGGTTTCCAGTCAATACCTACAACTGCTGTATCAACATAACCTTTTGTTGCTGCATCTGATGAATCAGTTGGTGTACCAAGACCTGTAATCTTGTAAGTTGCCATACTGACGTTGCCAGTTGGTGCTCCAACAGCGCTTAGTGCAAACTCTGAAGGGTCTACAGAAATTGCGCCTGTTGAATCATCATAGTCAAGACCATTTCCTACAACAGTTCCAATTGCATCTTGTGCTCTTTCGTCTGTGAAGTATTTGTTTGTTGAACCTTCTGCAATATCGTCAGATCCAAGAGTACGTGAACCACCAAGAGATGTTGATGTACCGTTAATAGTAATTGCTGAGTTTGATAGTTTATCGTTTGCAATTGATCCTGCAAGCATTGTGTTTGTTACAGAACCTGTATCTCCAGTTGTTACAACAGTTCCAGTTACGTCTGGAAGAGTAATTGTACGGTCTGCTGTAGGGTTTGTTACTGTAAGAGTTGTCTCGTTAGCATCTGCTGATGAACCTTCAAAAACAATGCTTGAATCTGAAAGTGCAAGTCCTGAAACCACTGGGCTTGTAAGAGTCTTATTTGTAAGTGTTTCAGTTCCTGCAAGAGTTGCAAAGTCTTGATCTGTTAGTGCTGTATTAAACTCTGCAATAGTTCCTGTAATTGTGTTTGTAGTTAGTGAAACCGATTTGTTTGTAAGTGTATCAGTTGTGTCTTTAAGAACTACCGTTCCAGTTGCATTTGGAAGTGTAATTGTTCTATCTTCAGTTGGATCGGTTACTTGAAGGGTAGTTTCAAAGTCATTTGCAGTTGCACCTTCAAATGAAACGCTTGCTTGAAATACTCCAACTGGTTGTGTTTCTTTCCAGGCAATTCCATTTGTTGCTTGATCGTCTGCTGTAAGCACATAGTTATTTGTTCCAACTGCTAGACGAGTTACTGCATCTGCACCAGATGCAACTAGTAAATCACCTTTTGCGTCTACTAATGCTTCTGTTAATATATCGTGGTTGTTTACAGTTGCAGTTGATCCTTCAACTACTAGTCCCGCTTTTACTCTAAAATCTTTTGTTACGGTTGCCATCTTATATCTCCTTGGTTAGGCCTTTAATCCCATACGCATGTAGCGTAGGGTTATAGGTGTAATTCCCCCTACTGGAACAACAGTTAGTGAAACTGTGTCTCCAGCCCTTGAAACAGAGATGGTGCCAATATTCCCATCATTGTCAATTGTTGCATACTGAGTAAAGTTAACATCTGTACCGTCAATCAGAATGCTAAGTTCTGTAGAAAAGTACTTGTTAGCCCCACCTACCACATATTTGAGTGAGATCATATATTTCATTGATCTAAACTCGCTTGCTAAAAAGTTATCAAAAACCGTTGGGTTTTCAATTCCATTAATTGTTGACTCGTTATTACCATCTGATCCAAGATCGGTAGACCTAGCAGAAGTACTATCAATTAAGTCTATATAGTTTTGTTCCGTTGGTCTATCACCTGTTTGAAACAGGGCTTTTACATTGGTGGTTGATATCTTTGCCATAGGTCTATTATAGCATTATGTTAAAGAATATAGTTAGAAAAACCAATCATCTGAACACCAATTACTGGTGGATTGTTTGGGCTATAGCCTTGAATGCCAATATTGGTTATGCTTAGTCTAAATGGAAGAATTTCTGTTAATATAACTACCTTCGAATAATTGACTAATGCAACAGGATTTGATGCTGGCTTAATGTCTGAAATTGCTATTGTTGGAGAAATTGTTGCTGCTGAAACTAATACCGCTAAAGCAATACCTTGGGAAATCGAGGTTGTTGCCATTATGAATCCTGATCTGTTACTTCACCAAGCATAATCATTTCGCCTTGACATACTGTCCAAATACGATCATTGTCTGTTAGTTGAATATCAAAAACATCTCCAGTTCTTAACTGTTTTGATTGTACTGCAGATACCGTTACTGTAAATTCTCCTGGATCATCAAACTCTGTTGCATAAGGATAGACTGTAAATAATAAATCATCTCCGACATCGTCTGAATACCTTCTAAAATCTCCTTTTATGTCCCAACCAGTGATATCTCCACTTTCATCATTTGTATAATCTAAAGGATTTCCTAAATCATCTTCTACGTAAATTCTAAAAGATATAGTATCTCCTATTACAGCAGTCCAGTTAATTAATGGTGGCTTATTGCCAAGGTTATATACTGAAGGTGTTGTTACATTTGTAATTGAACTTTCATCAGGGTTTCTATATGTAGCCATTATTTAATTATACCATTAAGCAAGTCCATTTTTTAATGCCCCCCATGTTCCGTTGCCCTTTGGTTGACCAACAATCAATATTCCAGTAGTTGCATTAGATTTTGCTACTACTGCTACCGCTCCAGAACCAGTTGCTGGTTGTGTTGCTGTTAATCCTCCACCATCTGCTACATAAAGAACATTGCCAGCAGTAAATGAATTTGTATTTGCATCAAGGATTACACCAGAAATAGTAACAACGCCATCTGTATTATTTCCAATTGCAGAACTTGTTAGTCCTAATACTGGAAATGTGGCAATGTTATCAGAGTCACATTTTCCTATTGTTGTTTTTGTATTAAATCCAGTAACAAAAACTGGTGTTGCTTTTGCAATACTTGCACCACTTACATTTCTAACCTCTATTGTATGATTTACAAGATCAGGAAGAATTAATTCAATTTGTTCCGCTAAGTCTTGCAAATCTTCATGAATGTTTACTGGATCGCTAGAAAGCGGAAAGGGAATATCATAATTTGCGGTTGCACCAGTAGCCATAATCTTATTATTATACCACTTCCTAAAGCAATATTTTTAATAAATGTGCGGGTATATTGATAAAGTTGACTTTAATCCCTAAATCATGTTATAATTAATATACTACCGAAAGGTAGTTTTTGTTTCTAAGGAGGTAACACTAATGAGAAACATTGAAAAGAAGGTTTGGTTGGGGTTACTATCTATTGTTGGTTTGGTTGCGCCTTTTAGCAATTCTGCTAATGCTTTAGATAATAATTTATTGACTAAACCCTCCGTTGAAGCCGTTCCAGCCCCTACAGGGGCTTTTCTGGTTTCTAAGGAGAGTATATTAA